TCCAGCGCATCGCCAGAAGCCTCGTCTGCGTTCCACGCAAGTAGCTGTGTCATGCCTTAATCCAAATATCTCCAGTCGCCATGTTGGCTGGCTGAGTTGTGCCACCGACCCAAATTACCTTACCAGGTACGTTGGGACGTGCATTTGTTGAAGTAGAACCATCAGCATAGTAGAAGCCCAGAGCAAGCAATGCTGTCAGTCCAGTTACGTCCGCCTGTGCGTGCGTGTGAACCGTAGCGGACTTGCCGTCCAGGGCGGTCTGTAGTCCAGTGACGGTACTGATTGCCTGAGAACCCGTGTGATTCGCACGGTTCTTCAAATTGGTGTCAGTGTCGTTGGCAGTAGCACCTGTTGCTACGCCCGCGAGCTTGGTCTTTTCGGTTGAGGTGTACTGCTTAGCTGTTGTACCGTCTGGAACATCGTCCTGAGTTAGAGTGACAATTCCAGATTCTCCGTTGATGCTCGCTACTGTACCGGCGGCTGGGTCTTCCCATACCGTGTCGTAGTTTGCATTCGATGCCTTGGCCAAGACCTGCCCTGTAGTTCCTCCAGGAATAACGCCAACACCGTCGGTACCAGATGAACCGGTAACGACGGTAAGCTCTACAGCAGGCTCCTGAATAACGTCAATGGCAATGACCTGTTCGGTCAGTACGTCAAGAATTACGTCCATAGTGTTGCAGATGGATTAATAGAGATTGTCAGTGACAAAATCTTGCTCTGCTTGCCTCCTGAGTCTCTTAGGATAATGTCGGCAACGAATACTGTAACTGGTGGGTCGGCGGTCATCTTTTCGTAGATTGCGCCTCCTGGCAGAGTAAGTGCGCGGGGTACGGTGATGTTAATAGAACCATCTGCTCCCAGTACCGCTTCGACTACGCTGTCGGCCTGGTCTCCTGCCGTAATTGGGTCAACGTCAGCGATATCTGCGCTGTTGAATGTATAGACTCGCTCGCCCATTACATTGGTAGCTCTAATGTCCATACGAACTTCGTAGCCGGTAAGGTCTGTGGGCGTCATTGACTGCGCATCCGGTCCGGTGCGATGAATGAACTTCAGCACTAAGTCAGTGCCCTGTTCCCACGTATATACTTGCGTTGGTACTGTCATGATTCCTCCTCTCTCATTGTATCTTAAACCTCTTACAAACCAAAAATAAATAGCCCAGGGCTGATTACCCTGGGCTATTTAATAAGTCAGCTAAAGAAGCTCTCAACCTCGGAAGGCTTGGCAACAGAGAAGCCGCCTTCGACCTCAATCAGGAAGTCCACGTCCTCGTTCTTAACGAACACGTACGGCATGCTCCTGGTGAAGCGGTAGCCACGAACTTCGTAGACTGGGTTGTTGCGTGTCATCTTCAGCAACGTACGGTCGTCCGGAACTACGGTCTTAGACTTCTGTGGTGCAGACTCTGTGGTCTTGGCCGCAGCCTTCTTGGCAGATGCCTTCTTGGCGGTCTTCTTCGCGGTACCCTTCTTAGGGGTGTTGTCAGAGGTTACCAATGCGGAATCCTCGTCGTCCTCGTCCTCTTCGGATTCGTCGGAAGCAAGCTCCAAGCGGTCCTTGTACTGTGGGAAGCTCAGGGCGATTTCTTCCTGGCTCAGCTTACCTACCGCGCTGCGTAGCGAATCTTCGTCGTCGTCTACGTCCAGAACAAACTCGTCAGCAATCTTCTCAAGCTCGTCCTTGTTGAAATTTTCTGCAAAAGACATTTTATCTCCTCCTATTGGAATGTCTAAGCTAAAGTATAACACACCGATTTTGACAATGCAGAAGGGGCTCGGATTTCTCCGAGCCCCTCTAAGCATATCTTAAGTCAATCACTCCGCGTATGCGATGTTCTTGACGACAACTGCTGCCTCACCGTTCTCGACTGCGGTACCTACGCGAGCGTAGACCGTGTACTCGATAGCGTCCTTCTTTGGCTTGAACTCACGGTAGACCGTGATTTCACGCTTAACACCCCAGATTAGGTTCTGTGGGTCAATCAACCAAAGGTCTCCACCATCCTGTACGCCGGAAGACGCACCGTTTGCATCGTATGCCTCGAACAGCGGAACCTCCTGAAGAGGAACACCGAACGGAGCACCGTATACAGCACCGGCTGCACCCTCGGTACGAACGCGGTTCTCAAGACCAGCCTGGGCCAAAGCCTCAGGAGTTACGAAGTCTGTAGAAACCTGCTGTACAGAGAATAGGTAGTCCTGAATCAATGCGGAGTCTACAAGGAAACGTAGGTTTCCACGACGCTGCATGTACTTGCGGTCCATGTTCTTCAACGCGCGGTTGAAGGTTGCACGGGAAATGGTTGCGCCCTGGTTGTCAAGGACAACTGCGCCACCACCGTAAGTACCGGCTGCATTTGTAAGGCGCTTCCTCCATCCGTCGAATGACTTAAGTGCTGGGTCTGCGGATGCAGTGTCTCCGTTGATAGCAACGTCCTCAAGGTCGTTAGCCATCTGAGCAGCCATTAGACGAGCGATGTGGTCCTCCAGTGCCTCGCCCTCAAGGTTGTCCTCAAGAGACTCGGTGGTTAGTTCCCAGTCAAGACGAACCTTGACGGTTGTAACAGACACCTTGGAGAAGGTGACACCCTGGTTTACACCAGTGTCAACACCTTCGGTTGCCTTACGGACAAGACGACGACCGATGTGAATCTTGTCAATCTCGTCCTCGTTAGAACGTAGACGATGGGTACGAACCAACTTACCAAGCGTGGTCTCATCGAACATGTAGTCAATGAAACGGTTGGTCTGGGCGTTGTTCAAAAGACCACCACCCTGTGGCGCTGCACCAATGTCAGAAGTCTGAATGACCTTCTCTAACAATTCGTTACTCATAGTTTATTTTTCACCTCACTTTTCCTTATAAAGTCTTTATTGTATTGCACTACAGAATCACTTCAACAGGTTGTCGATTGAGAAAGCGCCTGCCCATGCGTTAGCCTTCTGTACTGTTTCTGGCTTCTCGTCGTTGCCAACGTCACCAGACTTCTTGAAAGACCCCTCGGAGTTCAAAGTGTCCAAGCTCTTCTCAAGCTCGGCCTGCTTTGCCTTCGCGGTCTTCAATCCTTCATCCAATCCGGAGAACTTCTCCTCCAGGTCGGAAACCTTAGACAAGAACGTCTCAGCGTTCTCTGCCAACTTCTTCTCAAGCGCTGCGACTGCCTCAGAAGTCTCGGTACGAGTCTTCTCAAGCGAAGCCTGAACAGCGTCCTTAAGGGAGTCAATCTTCTTGGAGATTTCCTCATCAGCGTCAGGAGTTTCGTCGATACCCTGGGCACCTTCTTCGGCCTCCTTGCCAAGGTCGTGCTCGTCATTTGGTGTTGGGTCGTCCAAATCTCCGACCTCCTCCAAAGCCTCTGCCTTGTCCTTGTCCTCATCGACCTTGTTCTCAACATTGTCGTTTGCGGCCTCTTCCTTCAACTCCTCAAGAGGAGTCTTGGCATCTTCGTCCTGAGTTACGTCAGCGGAGGTTACAACACCTTCGCCTTCGTGCTCTGCTGCCTTTCTAATTCCCATATTCTCTACACCTCCTTCGCCTTCGTTGTTCGCGGCGTTGGAGCCAAGGAACTTGGTAACTACGTCTCTCACCTTCTCTGCTCGGTCAGGGCCGGTTTCAACCCAACCAACATTCTTCATCTCGTTGCCACAGGAGGAGCAGTTAACACTCTCCTCAGCGACTGACTTGAAGATTTCGTCAGTAGCGCAGTAGAATACGTTCTCAACCTCTACCTCGGCCACCATGCCCTTGACCACTGAGTGACCATCGGCTGCCTTGGTGATGCTGAAAACGTTGGCAAGCTGATTCGCTGGGTTATCTACAAGAGACAACTCCACCAAGTCATAAGACTTGATGAATCGGACCGACTTGCCCTGTTCCTTTACGAATTCGTTGGAGGCATCGATGATGTTTCCTCCGATAGAGAATCCGGTTAGCGTTCCGTCAAGAACCTTCTCCCAAGTACCTTCGGCACCCTTGGAGACGTAGGCTGTAACGTAAATGCCGCGATAAAACTCACCATCGTGATAGAACTCTTCTTCACGAAAATCAACCACCTTGCCGACGGCAATCGGCTGGTGCATCTCTCGGATGTTTCCGCGTGCTCGGGCGAATGCTTCCTTGGAAGCCTCTGCCAGCACCACGTCACCCTGCGAATCTACATTGTCAAGAGTGGCAAACCCGGAAACCAAACGGTTCTCCTGGTCAACCTTGGTCAGCGGCATGGACAGGCTCAACCTGTTGCCGTCCGCAACCCAGTGACTCTTACTTAATGTGTTCATGATGTTATATTACTTCCTTTCTTTTCCTAACGCAAAATTTTGTTACTCTATGTAGAATCTGTCCGGGATTTGCTTGGTCTTCTTATAGTTGACCCTGATGTTTAGGTAGACGAATCCTGCATAGAATGCAATACATAGTGCTGTTATTCCACCGGTTGATTGCCAGTCTCCAAGGAAATAGCAGAAACCAACAATGGTCCAATGGAAGTTCATAATACCGGCCCCGTTGGTAAGCGCTCTATATGAACGCTTGGTGGAGCCGTAAATCATCAATCCCCCACAGAACAAGGCAAAGCACCCCCATGCCCACTCTGGCGCAATTGTCGCCATAACTGAGTATAGAGGTGCTCTTGCGAAAACAGTCCACAGTGGGTTGACAACCCAAAGGCCCCACAATACAGTGTAAACTCCCAAAATTACTGAAGCAGCAGGGTTGATAGGCTTCAGTAATGCCCCAGCAAGGTGTTCTTTGTTAGTCACGATGCTCACTTATATCACTGTTCAGGCGGTGGTTCTGCCCTCCCCCTTCGGGTTCCTTGCCTCACCGGCAGAGTCGGTAGCGCCAGCGCTACGTGCCGAATCTCGCTGCCTTGTGGTATTTGCCTCAGCCTTCTGCTGTGGCTTAATTTCTACGACCTTGTCTCCACCCTTCAATCCTGGTAGACCACGGTCTGCACGGATTTCGTTCGGAGTCTTAATCTGGTTCTTAACGTCACGCTCGTCAATCTTGGACTGAGTGTCGGCGTCGGTCAGAGTCATCTCGTTCAGGTCAACCTCGAACGCGTCAGTAAATTCCTTGGTCAGACGGTTCAGCTTCTTTTCTGCGATGCTCTGCTCTGGCCCACAGACCTGCTCCTTGAAGGTCTTGTCGGCGTCACGTGCAACAGCCAGGCTGGCACCTTCTGCCATGGAGACCTTACCGATAGGAACGCGGTGTACCATTAGGACGGAAGACCTGTTGGCCTTGTTGTAGTTATTGAATGAACTGTCCTGAATACCGGCCTCGATAGGCTCAATCTTCAGTTCCACCTTGTTGTCTGCCGTGTCCGGTGGTAGTGGAATGTAAAGACTGCGGTGATTTTGTCCCTTAAGTCCCGTCTCGAAGAACTGAAGCAGTGCGGCCTCGGTCTGAGTACCAAGACGAGCACCCTTCAAAGTAATGACGTGACGTGGAACGGCCTTGTTCTCAAAGTAGTCCAGGTTGAATCGTGCAGCAAACTCAGAACCTGCCACTGCATTCTTGGCAGCGATAATGTCTGGAATACCGTAGAATCCATTGGTTGGGCTGTACTTCTTGAAGTGAATCAACTCGGAAGGATTGTTGTCTCCACCGAATGGGTCAGCTACAGGCGGACGCTTCTTGAAGTCGTCACGCTTCCTATTACCATCACCAAAATTACGGAAGAAGACTGCCTTGTTAGAGATAATCTGAACGAAGCCGTCGCGCTGCTGACGGATGCGAACGGTAGTGGATGGGCAATGACCAACATATCCAATCGTACCGTCGAGCTTGCGGCTGACTTCAATGTATCCATTACCGGTCGTCTCGTAGTCCTTCCAGACCTTAATCAGAGTCTCGGTGAATGTGTCCTCTTCGTTGAACGAATCGAACAAGTCCATAAGGTCTTCGCGCGCACGCGCAAGCTTCTTACGGAACTTGGCAATCTTCTCCTGCTGTCCCTCAAGGTCTTCCAGCGCACGCTTGGTCTTCTGAGTCTCGGTGAACTTGTAACCAAGACCCACGATGTTGGCGGTCTTAGCGTCTACCGCCGCCTTGTGGGCATCGGATACTTCGTACAAACGAGCCAGATAGTCCATGTTCAATGGTGGCTGTACGCACTGGAATGCGTTGTATCCGGAGATTTCGTCAAGCTCAATCTTCTTGGACTGAGCGTCAACGCCTCGGTGAACCTTCTTAAGCTCTCCAGTTACCTTACGCTTAAACACAGGAGTAAGACCGCGAAGATTCTTAATCTCCTCGGCTGGTCTACTGAAAGGGTCTGTACCGGTAGTTTCCTTCGATGTGTGGGCTGCGCCCAAACCGAAGTACTCAATGACCGGCAGATTCTCCATTACGTCGTCGTCATCTTCGGCGGCGACTACTTTTCTATCAACCATTCTTTCTCCTTGCCTCCAGTGAATCCAACACTGCGGACATGTCAAATGGGTCTGGGTCTAATCCCCAGCGGGAGCGCTCCAACTGCTCCTCGAATTCCTCATCGGATACCGGCCTCTGGCCGCGCCAGAAGACAACCTTACCCTTGTGGAATCCGTAGTGTCGTGCGGCTTCGATGATTCTCCTGGCGTGGATTGCATAGTCGGATGCTAATCCAAAGGACAGCATTAGATTTCCGTCTCCGTCGCCAAGGAATTCCCCGTCGTCGCACTGGAATACATAAACTCCGTATGGAATACGCTCGTCCTCGACGCGCTGCATTCCCTTTCCATTAAGCTTCATAATGATTTATTGTACGCCTTATGTCGTTCTAAGGACCACTTTTGGTCATGAGCAGACACGGAAACCGTTATCCAGCTCCCGTAATTGCCCATGTGTAGTCGTAAAGTCGTGTCGAAGGGTTCGGATTAGTGACACCAATGGCATCTGTGTCGGAAATCTTGGTCGTGACAATCCCAACTTCAGCGGAGTACAAGTCTGCCACCTCCTGTGCTGAAAGCTGATGGTCGAACAATTCGACCTGTCCAACCTGAACATCTCCAGAGATGGTAATGTCTCCGGTCAATTCAGTGGCGCGTGTCAGAGTCCACATGACCCACTCACCTTGGTTCATCGTGCCACCGGCTACACCATTCTTGTAGGCGGTCATGCCTGCGACAGAGAACGTTGGGTCCGTGGCGGTAAGCTTCTTCAGCCATACGTTCATGCTGTACATTGCCTGTGGGTCTGGAGAAGAGTCTGCACTGATTTGTACTGAGCCTCCATTTAGGAGTACGCCCCAGTCGTCTCGCATCTCAATTGGCTGATAGTCGAACATTGGTGCTGCTGGGTCTGTGAATAGCGTATCTCTACCGCCGATGTTCGGCATCTGTCCGGTAGTGAATCCCACGACGAATAGATTATCCAGGAACGACGGGTCGTCGGTGATTCCACCAGGGAACGATGCCTTGATAAATAGGTCTTCGTCCGTTGGGTCGAATCCGTTCGGAATCAAAGCAACCTTCTGACCCTTGACGGCGGTCTCCCAAGTACTACCATCGAGACTGACCTCGACCGTCACGCCATAACCTTCCCAGGTCAACGCCAGGCCATAGACACTGGTCAGCCCGGACTGGTCGAGCGGAAGTCCGACCTGCCAGTCTCCAGCCACAGAAACGCCCGCTGCAAGCTGCGGAACAATTTGGCTGTCCACCAGGCTCACATTATTTAATGTTCCGATGGTCCAGTCACTGTCCGTCTCCCAGAGCATGCGCACGAATGTGTCGGACAAGTTCAAAGACATTGGGTATCGGACCCCGGAGAAGGACGGAGCCACAGTAGAAACAGGTGTGGTGCGACGGGCGGCGTTGAAATGTTCCTTGATAATGGAATCACTCAATCCTGTCGCGTAGATGCTAACACCATTGACGGCAATCTTCTGTGTGGACGTGGAAGTTCCCATCCATAGCTTGCCGTCGCCAGCTACGAACGAATCTGCTCGCTGTGCGTCGGTAATAGTAGTCTCTCCGACCAACTCTCCGTCAACGAATAGCTGATTCTTGTCACGAGTGTGAACGCCCACAACATGAACGTTGCGCTTGGCCTGGATATCGTAAGTTACTTCGCAGGGGTCTTCTGTCAAATACATGGTGGAGAACTTGATGATAGTTCCGTCCACTGTGATTCCATCGTAATTAGAGGAGGATGACAGAACCTTCTGCTCGGTTCCCGTACCGCTCTCGTCAATGACACGGAAAGATACTTCCAGTGAAAATGGAAGAAGCTCGTAGCCCTGCTTGTATACCGCCGAATCGAATTTCGCATCGACTGAATTGCTGAATACAGAAGAGTAAGCTGCACCAGCAACGAGGGCTGCGGCGGTAGTTGGTGAGCCAGTGTCCATAACACCAGCAGCATCATATCCAGAATAGTCTTGGAACGGTGCTGTGTCGTCCAGCATCCACAATCCCAATGGTCTATCTGCCAATACGCTAAGTAAGTAACTCATATTTTTGATTATACAACGACAAAGGCCCTGACGCGATTGTCAGGGCCTTGCCGGTAACTATCCATCCTAAGGCATTCGGGAGGAGCGAATTCCCATGCACTAATGGACTGTATTTTTCCAACGACTCAGAGGTCCAACCACGGACTCTGGCACGCTTCAATTATAACCTGCGCTTGTTCAGACTGTCAATTTTCAGCCGTTTACAATGCAGCGAGCAATAGAAGACTTGTTAATGTATCCTGCGGTCTGAGGACCACAGATACCATCAACGACCAAGTTACCCTTGTTCTGTACGTTCTTAACAGCCTGAGTAACAATCTTTCCCGCGTATGCCCAGTTCTTCTTCTCTACTACGTTCAGCCAGCTACCGCGATTAGCACGTGATAGGGCTCCGGTCTGCACACAGTAGGATAGGAACTTCTCTACCTCGGTCTTGGTCCATGGGCTCAGCGCCAATCCCTTAGCACCGGCCTTTACGCTTAGCGTGTGGAATGTAATCAACGGTGCCTTTGGAGTAATGGAAGCCTTGTAATCTTCCCAAGTGTAACCTCTCTTTGCATATGTGCGAGTGAAGGTGTCTCGTCCATTACCGGCCAAACCGTTGTATCCGTTCAAGTATTCGGTTACCTGTGCGCGAGCACCACTGGATAGTTCTGGGTCACCAATCGCAATCGCGTGAATGTGGTTCCCCCAGTTGCCCTGTGCTGGTGTTCTCCACCATGCAGCGAAACCTACTCGACGCAGTACAGCTACTTCCTTAACTGCGCTTCCGGTTCCCTTACCCCACAGGTCCACGGCTCCACCTCCGTCGTGCGTTCCAGCACTTGCTGCAACTCCGGAGTTGTAAGAACCCTGAATAATTCTGAACTGATATCCCAAAAGCTTTTCAGCAGCCAAAATCATGTCGCGCGTGCGCGTGTTTAGTCTCTTGCCTCTAAAGTAAACTCTTGTCATTGCCATTTATCTCACCTCACTCTCTCTTTACAACAAAGAATACGTCCATTCTATTCCTGAAGCAAAAAGAAAGGCCCCCGAAGGGGCCTGTCTTTACTTCCTGTGATTCACTTCACAGAACCAACATCTACAATCTCGCAGTTAGCGGCTGTGCAAGCCAAGGTCTGCGTTCCTGACGTGGTGTCTTCGAATTCATACGCCTGAAGGTCGGTCCAGTCAATCTTCTTTGGCATCTCTGCCGACCACTGCTTGTAGTCGGTCTCGGTGCAGTCCTGATAAGGGGCCTGCTTGTACGTGTGCTCGGAGTATGGCAGGAATGAAATTCCTCCGATGAACTCCCAGTTCTCGTAGACCCAGTTGGCGACCTCAATCCACTCTTCTTCCTTGACGTTGATGGTCACGGAAGGATTGTGCTCAGTCCAGTGTGTCTTGTATGCCTTCCAGATTTCAAGATGCTGAAGTGCAGAGACCTGGTCTCTCGTTACCGCGCCTTCTGGTGCCTTCTGTGGGAAGGTGAAGACCGTCGTGCTCTCAGGCTTCATAACGTCTGGCTCGTTAGGAATTCCTACGTCCTTCAAGAACTCAGTCAATGGGTCCTTGTTGTCACCGCGAACGGTACGAAGGTAATAGTCGTTGTGCCATGGGTGCATTCCAGAAGACGATGCTGTCAACTGAGATACAGTC